GGAATAACATTGTTTGCTTTTTAAAGCGTCGAATTGATGTTGAAGAAGAAAAGACAGATAAAGAAACAGAAAAGATTTCCAAACTTTGGTCGCAGGATTGAGTTAAATGTCAGTAATGGCTATTGATTTAGAAACCAAAAATATGTCTTATGACATTGGAGGTTTTGGCAATACTCATATGTTTCAAGTATCTACTGTTGCTACTTGGGATGGAAAGAACGGAACTGTATATGTTGATGAACCCGTAGATACTTTTGCTAAATCTGGTCATGTGATTAAATCTTTAAGAGAATTAAAGTTTGATTTAGATGAACATTTTCAGAAAGGTGGAGTTNTATTAGGACATAATATAGCNTCGTTTGATTTACCTATNCTAAAGAACGCAATGGATATATATTGCATGAAACAGTATCTTGAAGATAAAAGATACATTGATACTAGTAGGCTATTGACTAAACATCATGGAGAAAGATTTCCTCTTAGTAACTTAGTAAAGTGTACTATGAATGATTCTAAACTCATGGATAGTGCAGATGCTCCTAAGTTATGGAAAATGGGTCAATATGATGAAGTAGTAGAGTATTGTATGAAAGATACTCAACTAGTCTATGACCTCTGGAAGTATGGTCAAGATAACGGAATTGTGAAAGCATTTTCTGTTGATAAAGAAGAGTTTGTTGAATTGGAGGTGAATTGGTAATGGAAGGCTGGGATTGGTTTTTTGCTGCAATTTTCTTAGTAGTTCTCATGTTGCTCTTTTTCGCCGCATTTGGTGGTAGAAATATCACCGATGGCAGCGTTGAAGATTATATGCGAAGGCTAATGAGAAATGATGGCGATGAACAGAAATGACATTAAAACAAAAATGTCCGTATTGTGCTGAAGATACATTAGCGAAGCGTTTACTGGGATTTTATGTAGGTTCTCCTAAACAGATTAAACTGTGGGAATGCCGAGAATGTAAAGGAATTTGGTCTGTAAAGACCGTTTGAGGAAAGGTGGCTTACGGGTCGCCTTTCCTCTTTTTTTTTGGCTTTTCGTTTTAGTCTCCGACAGTTGCTAACCAAACCGCTATATATCCTGCAATAAAAGATAATGCAGCATACAGGCACAATTCCATGTTAATCACGAATTGTGCCAATTAGTAATTTCTGTCTGAGTTGGTGGAGTAGAATAAACATTACTCGGCCACTTTGCTAAATTTAATTTAATTGTTCTAGTGCCGTTTTCATCTATTGAATTAAATATAGAAGGCCCTAAATCAATCCAATCCACTAAAGGATAATTAGTTTCTAAAAAATCTTTCATACAAGCCATCATGCCACCTTCCTTATTGTAAATGCAGTATATTGTGGATTATTAGCAGATTGAGGGTCAGAACTTCCAGTAGCAAGAAATTCTCTATTAGCACCAGACCAAACAATATATCCACTTAATTTAATAACAGTATCTCCTGTTGTTTTGATAGTAGCAGTAGTAAATTGAGAAAATCTAACTACTGCATTTAAAGTAATAATAGTTCTATTATAAGCATATTTATTATGTTGGTTTCCGTCGCCTATTGATAAATCGAATTCTAATTGTGCATTGGCGGTATCTGCAATAAAATATCCATAAAGATTAACTTCAAAAATACCTGCGCCTTTTAATGTAATATTTTCTCCTGAAAAGGTAACTGCATTAGTATCTGCGGCATATGCTGTAAAATCACCACTTGTAAAAGTATATCTTGAAGCAGAAGATAATGTTTTATCTGACGTTAATCCGTATCTTACTAATGTATTTGTTATTCCTCCTAAATCTGCAATTGATTGAGCAGTTACAGTTTTAATTGCATCTGAACCATCAGTATCTCTTATTATTACTTTATCATCTGATGCAACAGTTACAGCAGATAAAGCAGGTAAAGTCATTGTTCCTGCACCATCAACTGAAAAATTTACATCACCATTGTTATCCTTAACTTGAAACGCCGTAGCGGCACTATCACTACCTAATTGCATTATAATATGTTTATCTGCATCAGTATTATCAATAGTAAAATGTCCACCCCCAGTAGCGACTTCTACTGTTGTTCCACCAGAAGCGGCAGTTATCTTAGACATTTCAGTATATCCCGATGAATCATATCCTAAACTTAAACTATTCTCAACTTTTCCTGTTGTTAGGAATTGTATTTGCATACTTCCTAATGGAGCAGTAGAAGAGTTAAACATAATTACTGCAATAATAGTATCTCCTTCTGTATAATCAGGAACCTTGTCAGCAATATCGCTTCCGTGTTTTCTAACTTGTAATACATTAGAGGCATCTACTACTAATAAATGATAGTAACTATCACCAGCAGTAGTAATGAAAGAACTAGAGGTAAAATTCTTTGCTACAACTGCCGCAGTTAATTTGTTATCTTTAAAAATTCTACCTGTTGCGACTTGAATGACATTAGAAGAAGAAGCCTGAGTAATATCAAAGTCTGTTGCTGAACCTTTAACTGCCATGTTTCCTTTAGACATAAGACTTAAACCTTTAATTAATCCAGTATGAGGAAAATCAGTATTATCTGTTATTTGACCAAAGGCTACGCCTGTTGTTTGTGTGCTAAATAAATGAGGGTTTTCGTCTGCCATGTTATTCCACCTCTATTGTGAAAAATATTTCTAAATCTTCAGTTGATGAAAATGGGCCAACTCCTTGAAAGTTATGCCTTGCTATTAAATTAGAACCATCAAATATGCCAAATTCACGAATAACATTACCTGTCATGTTTGCATCTGAACCTTGAAATATTGCTTGAAATTCTATTACATTACCATCTACTACTGCTGAAAAAACAGAAGGAGTAGTGGAAATAGGGACATCTAATGTTGTAGATTCAGGACTGGTGGAATTGCCACCTAAACCCAGTTTATATTCTGTATTAGCCGCAGGTATGCTTGCTATATATGTAGCAATTAAATCTTTTAATTTTTCCGTAATCATGCTAAATCCTCATCTAACAAAGTAGTGAAAGTGATACCTGTTCCTCTCAATCCGAGAGATGTAGTGTTGGTATTTAATGTTGTCCCGAAGCCTAACTTAAATGAACCCAAAGAAGATTTTTTCCTAACAACGAATCTTAGTTGTTTAATTTTGACAGTATCATCGAAGTCTAATTTGATAATATTTTCTTCACCGAAGTTATCATTTCTTAGTTCTGTATTTATTTTTTTGTTTTCTATCTGCATTTCTGCAAATGTATCTTCTAATAGTTTACTATACTTTCCTAATTCTAAATCCATTAAGCCATTTAATGAGTGTTTTATCTGTAAAACTATAACTTGTACGTTATTTATTCCTTCTCTGGGTATATCTAATCTTATTAAATCTCCTGCTCTAAGTTGAGAAATACCAGAATGCCCTACTGATACTTTAAATAATCTATTATTGTCATCTTCTGAATGTAGTTCTCTCAAGACTCTTGCTCTTTTATCTACTTCTTCTTGAGATAGGAGATTAGGTTCATAAACCTCTAATGACTTTAATCCTATTTTTTTGATACTATCTGAACGTTTTCTTTTTCCTTTGTGTGCTTTGCCAAATACTGTTATTTCATTATAAGTATTAAGTAAGTTTTTCTCTTTTTGTAGGTCGTATATTTGTAAATCGCCTCTTTCTTCTAAAACAACTTCACTATAAAAAGAAGCATCCTTTTTATCTAAAACTTTAAACCTGTCTGATTCATAGATTATACTTTTATCCTTTCTTTCTAATAGATAATTAATAGCAGAATATAAATCAACTCCTTGAAAATTAGGAGATAAGAAAGTAGGGAAACTGCTATCTGTTACATCAACATTAATGTTATTATCTTTTAGTAGCCTATCAATAAGTTCATCCGTTTCGTTTGCTACTATTGCAGTAGTACCTATACAACATCTATCGAAATCAGAATCCATTTCACCATTTAGTGTTACATTAATAGTTTCAGAAACAGAAACTACTCCTAACATTTCTTTCATCTCTCCAAAAGTAATAGTGTTGTTAATTTCAGTTCCAGAACTTTCTTCATCTCTTTTATAACTAATACTGGTTTTATTCTTATTTTCTCCATCAGAAACTAAAACAGTAGTTGGTTCAGAAGGAAGAATATTAGGAAAACTTCTATAATCTCTAACTACTATGTGTTTTTCATTAGCGTTATTGTTTTTATTATCGCAATCTACTAACATATACATGGATAGTATTCCTTCATCATTACCTTTATTTGCCTTTCCTCCCCTTGAATTTCTATTAAAGAATGAATTAATTCCATCATAGCATTGTGCAGTAGAGGGTTTTTTAGTATATTTAGAAGAAGTTTGTCTTACCTGTATTTCTTTAGGTGAGAAACTATGAAAGCAGGTGTGATTAGGTTGCATTATTCTAAATCGTCTAGTACCTGTTCCCCACCGATAATCTAAAATTAGAATGTGAGTTCTTGTATTATTAGATTCATCTATTTCATGAGATACGATATAACTAATATGTGAAGGATAGCCTTCGTTTAAAGATGTGCTAGAACTAGTAACTAATGCCCCGCTTTCTGAACGATAAGTATGTTCTTCGCTAACTAAATAGCAACCTGTTAAGTTTACAAAATCTAAGAATACATTTTCGTTAGTTGCTGCTATTTCTATCTGATAAACGCTTTCTCCACCTTTTGTAACATCTGCATCAAGATTACTCCCGTTTATTTCTAATGTAGGCTTAAAGGCTAGAAACACCCCATCAGCCGTATCATCATATGATTTAGCAGTATCTTCATCAGTATTATTCTTAAACGGTTCTGTCGTACATGACATTGTTATAGTAGAAGAAACACCAGAATTATCAGTATTATTAGAATTTGCCTGAGATATTTTATCTCCCGCCATTCCTTCGGAAGCAAAGGATTTACCATCTTCTATTGCATATCTGTCTAAAAATACAGGAATCATGTTATTAGCGTATTTATTAGCCGCAACTTCACTACCAGAATTTATTTTATGCATTGTTCTAAACAAGTCAAATATTTTAAATGTGTTTTCTATGGTTGATGCCGAACCATCATTATTTTTCATATCGAATAAAAAGGGTAATACTAAATTTATTTTTTTACTAGAATGAGCACTTTTTCCAAATTCATTTGAATACTTTGTGTCCCATCTACTGCTTACTTTGCCCCAACCTGCGGTTGAAGAAGAAGATTCCTGTGTTGCTATGCCTTTAAGCATACTTACTTTTTTACCAAAGTCAATAAAACCATCAGAATCTCCATTTCCTGAAAACAAATCGTTTGTTATATTAGCGGGTTCTATCCTAAAGCCTAAAGCACACGTATTAGAGGTTCCGTTTGTTTTTATTGGCGGATATTCAAGAGTAACGGTGCTTCCACTTTGGCTTATCCATTTTCCTACAAATCTCCCTGTAATATCATATATTAAATCATTACTAGCACCAATATTGCTAGCAGTACTTACTGTCATTGTATTCGCCCCACTTGGTTGATATGCAGTAATATTAATTGTAGAAAGTGCCGCTTTGGGTGAAGAACCACCAGAAATAGTAGAAGTGTGAATACTTTGTGTAATTGCTATTGCTGGTAATAAAGTATTCTTTTCTGGAGTATTTTCTGGGTCAAACTGATTAAAAGCCCAGTCAAAGCATAATTCAGTTAATCTCATAATAGAAAACCTAGTTAAACCTGATAGTGCTTTATCTGCTGAAATGATTCCTTTAGATACATAATCATTATCGTTATTCTTCAATGTTGTTGTTTTCCCTGTTGATGAATATTTAGTGTCAGAATTAGAAGTTTCAATAGATTTCTTTTTAGCGAATAAATTATAATTACTAATGTCTTTGGTACTTGAAGAGGACATTAAACTATCTGCTCTTAAACTACTATATGGTTCTAAATCACTATTACTGAATAAAAACATTCTAGCGATTTTAGGGTCAAGATGATTAAAATAATCTTTTTGTAGTAGTGGGCTTCCTTTGATATAGTCAGTTCCCCCTATTGATATAGTATTATAAACAGTATCGTTGAACGAAAGGGCTACAATATCTGCACTTCCTCCGCTTTCATGATGGATAGTATCATAAAACTTAGAACCTAAACTTGGTACATATCCTCTTGCTTCTGGAGAAGTATAAGTAAAACTAGAAGAGTGTAAGAACTTATCAGTTCCTATAATATCATCAACTAAATTAACACCAGAATAAGTATTACCTAATCCAAATCTGTATGCGCTTGCATAATATTTTATTTTACTAAGTTTTGAATAATAATCATAAACATCAGGTTGGTCTATGGCTCTATGAGTACTTGCTATTTGCTTAGAACTAATATTTCCTTTCTCTAAATTATAAATATTAAAATGAGAACTTCCATAAAACTTAAAGTAATTTGAATGTAATCCACTATCAAATGTTTTAGGATAGTCTAAACTAAATACTTCTCCATCAGTAGTAGTATTCGGACTTAATGCTGAAATAATTTTTCCATTCCATAAATGAGAACCATTAAGTAAATGTAATTCCTGAGTTAATTTTGTACTTTCGTTATCGGTTCCATCATATGTTAAAAGTTGTATTGTATCTCCAGCAGTAGTAGTTACAATTCTATCTAATGAAACTGTAACAGTAGAGTAATCAGTTTGTAGTCTAACAAAATTAATTATTCCCAAGAAATTCCCATTTAAAAATACTGGCTTGCCATGATGATTTCTAGGAGCAGAAGCAGTTGAAAGAAAATCATCTCCATTATCTGCTACTCTCATATTAAAGTAATGCGTATTTGTTACTGTAACTGAACTATGTATTTCGCCTATTGTATTAAATGTAGTGTCTCTAGTATTAGCATAGTTTATTTCTAATCTTCCTAATGTTAATGGCGCATAAGGAGCAATTTCTAAAACAGTATTTCCATTTTCAACATTAGTATTTATTATTTCAAAGTCTAATAAGGTATTAACTGTATCAAATGTTTGGAATGCACTATTATCTTTATTAGTTAAACGACATTGAAAATAATTATCAGATGATATTCCTGCTGGTTGATGTATAAAATATCCTATTCCTTTTTCATCATCAGAAGAACTTGTTTCTACTAAAGAGTTACCTTCTACACCTGTTGATGAGATAGTAACTCCTGAAGTAAAATAGATTCCTTTATTGGCTGAACCTTTTAATGATGTCTCTGAAACAACTAAGGGGTTTGAATTTAATGCCTTAGTTAAGGCATAATTCTTAGTTGTTGCTTTGTATAGGGCTACATCTGATGTATGTTCTGATAATGCTTTACGAGTTAATACATGAGTGGTAGCACTACTAGTTGTAGTTTTTACTTCACCAACATAAGCAAAATGCCCATTTATTTGAGCAAATATTTTTTCTCCTGCGGTCAAACTAATACTAGAAGTATTTGTTATTTCATCGCTACTAAAATTAAATCTTCCATTAGAAGAAAGACTAGTTAAAGTGTTATATGGACTGTTAGTGCTATAAATAATATCTTCTGAGAAGAGAGTATTTTTATTTATAATTGGCCCCAATAATTGACTAAATTCATCTCTTCCTTCTAGTTCTATAAAATTCTGTTGGTTTTCTTTATATGTATTTATTTTTTCTACTTTACCGATAAATCTTTCTATTTCTATATTATAAATACCAGTAGCATATTTCATAGAGTTTTCTGTATCAGAATAAGCATTTTCTGAAAAACTTAGATATAATAAGCCCAAAGCAGAATCTGAATTTAATACTTCTGCTTGTAAATATTCAAAGTCTTTTGATACAATGCTAACAAATATCTGCTTTTCTCTATTTTCTACAATTTTAAAATTAGTAAGTAAAGTCCTGTCTGTAAAATTATATGCTCTTCTTTGCATTTTTTGGTCGGCAGATAATAAAGTAGACCAAGATGAAGAACTACTAAATTGTAATTCTTCTTCTGTTCTTACTAAATCATAAAATCCTATTTGTTGAGTAGTTCCTGATTTTGAAGGCAAAGCCTCAACAATTAGAATATAATCACCAACCTTTACTTCATCACCTACATTAATATAATGAAGTAAGTCATGTTCAGTAAAAAAGGAATAAGCCCTACCACTTACATAAGCATCTACTCTAGCAGGTAAATCCACAAATTCGGATAGTTCTCCTTGAAATACTCTATGCTGGACTGTGTATTTATTAAACTCTGATATTTTTCTACTCATCATTTTACTATTATCAATTATTTTAGCAGAACTAAATCCACCTCTAGGACTAAAAGATTCCTCTAATTGCATATCTAAAACATTACTAATAGTGTTTGATTTTTTAGGAGAATAATCATAATGTACATATCTAGTGGGGCCGCCCCTATTTGTAGAACTACCTAACAATGCATCATTAACTGCTCTTCTTGCATTGACAAATGCTTCTTCATAGTCAGAATAATCATATGTGGAAACAGATACATCATCTGAACTTCCTGTACTTGTGCTTTCATTACTATTAGTATTTCCACTAACTATGCCATCTGTTTGTCTAACATCTAATGCTCTTAAGTTATCAACCAATTCCAATTCCATAGAGAATTTACTGTAATCTACTATTCTATTTCCAAAATCGGGTGAAGTAAGAAAAATAGAATTACTGAAAGAACTAATAGTACCATTAGTATTAGAAGTAGCCATTCCTGCCGTATATTTTACATTATGGTCTAATTGGTCTACTTTATCTAAAGTATATTTTTTGCTATAATTTTCAATAGTAATTAATTCAGCAGTAGAATTAGCACTAGCATTGTTAGATAATACTATGTGAGTTGCAGTAATTAAACTAATTTCAGTATTGCTTGGAATGTTTTTTCCAGAAACTTTCATTCCCACTTGTAGATTACCAACTGCTAATCCTGCTAAAGTAGATATAGCAATTGTTTCATCACCACTAACTAAATTAGCAGTAAAGTATTTGTCATTATTTTTTAAGAAATAAAACAAAGGACTTGAACACATTAATTTATCTTGCAAATCTACTTTAATTCCTGCTGAAAAGGCAACAGCATTAGAAGTTTTATGAGTTCCTTTGAATAGCATAAATTCAGTATTTGCTGGTATTTCATCACCTAACGGTGGTTCAAATGTAAAATAATCTCCTTCTGTATCTCCATTAAGTACTTTTGTTATTTTAGCAAAGTGATGCTTTAAATGGTCATTAGCATAAATTAATACAAAATAATGATAATCTTCATCATAATTGGTAGTATTTAACAAGACTCCTGTTCCTTTATCATAACAATGTATTTTAGAACCACTAGTAGTAGATAAATTAAATCTTATTGTATTTGCAGTAGAAGTATCTACTTCTGTAAAAGAACCGCTAGTAATTGTTGCCCCACTAGTAGTTCCAAAATACTGGTCTGGGAAAATAATTGTATATAATCTAGTTTGTTCTACTGAATCCGATGCTCTTAGTGATGAAGAATATTGGCTTTCAGTTGTAAATTTAGGATTAGTTGGAGTTCTTTGATTACCTCTACCTTGAGAATCTACTGAAGTAGCCCCTAATTCAAAAATTTTAGGATTAGTTGGCATTATAAATCAATCTCCTCAAATCTCAAATAAAGTAAAGTTTCGTCTAAAGAAGGTAATAGGGTATTAACAAACGGAAATTTTAATTTTGGTATATCTATTATAGATAATTCATGAAACTCTCCCATAAACTGATTATTAGTTATTGCTGAACCTGCAACAGTTCCTACTGGTGGTGTAACCGTTGTATCTGTTAAACCCTTAGCACCTAAAAAAATATCGGTTCTATCGAAACTAAAAGTAGTTTTTTTAGTATGTTCTGATGATAAAAGCAGCCTTCCATTTAAAAAAATATTAATAGCATTGTTATTATCATTTAATGTAAATGCAACATGATAGAGATTATTTATGTATGATGGGTTTGCATAACCTTGAATATATACCCTACTTAGTGAGGCCACATCGAATGGAAGCCCACTCGATAAGGTAATGTTACTGCCACCTACCGACGCTATCGTTCCTATCGACCTGTACCCGTTTGTGGTGTCAAATACGAAGAGTTCCTGACCCGCCGCATAGAGATTGATGTAAGTATTGATTGTCGTTGCTCCTGCCGAATGATTACCGATAATAGATGCACCTATATATCTATATTGATTAAATCCTAAATTATTCACTTGAGGTTGATTACTTTCATAAAAATGATAATATTCAATATTAGGAGATATTGCAGCATTAGTTGTAAAAGTTTCAGTAGTTCCGTCGATGGTTAAATCAACTTTTATTTTATAATCAGCAGGTTGATTCTCATTTAATAGAGTAGAATTTAATAAAGATATTGAGAAGTTAGTGTTATGAAATATTTTCATTTCATGTGTTAGTCTTTGAGCAAATGGCAGATAAAGATTACTTTCATAATTATTGGGCTGGCCTAATGGCCTTGCATCAAGATGATGACTTGAAGGCATTATTTTTTTACTTGGAGTAAAAGAAGGAATACTTCCCCCTGCTGAAACTTTACCATATCCGTTTATGTCATAAGGAGTAATTATACTTTCAAAGGTAAACGAACCTTCGTGCGCCCATAGACCATAAGCAATATCATCTGAAGTAACTGAATTAGAATCAGTATCTGGAATATTACCAGAGTAAGGTAACTTAACGTGTGCATTACACATAACAGGAAAAACAAGACTTCTCTTTTCTCCAACTGATATATTATACATTTATTTCACCTCATGGGAAGATATTGGCTGATTCAAATTCTAAATTAAAAGTAATTTCAAAAGTGTCTGCATTCATATCAAAGCCAAAACTTCTAACAAATCCTGTGATTCCTGTTTCTGTTTCTACATCTGGAAACGAAGTCAATGGCAAGGGAACTCTTGCATTATCTAATTTTAATGCATCTCCCCTTGAACCAAACATTAATGGAATATTAAATCCATCTAATCTTTCACTATTATCTGTAATTGTTGGAGTCCATGTTGCACCTGCGGCTTCACAATCAGTTTTATTTTTATGACTTGAAACACTACAAGTTCCTCTGTAATTATAATCACTTGCTACAAAAGAAGGAATAAGAACAACTAATTCAGAAAACGCTTGGTTTTTGGCTAAACCTGTTGAATCTACACCCGAAGCAATCATTTGTGCAATTTCATGAGCCGTAAATTTTCTTGTAGTAACTGTTCCATCAAATACTTTTGTGATAAAATCATCTACAATAACTCCATTAATTGTAATATTTTTTGTAGCCATACCTAAATCTAATGCGGCAGTAATTGATTCACCCGTAGCAATACCTGATAATGGGATAGGAAATGCTGGAATGGTTTTAGATACTGAAACACTTACTCCCGTTGCTCTTAATGGAATAGTATTTTGTTGAATATTTCCAGAGTAACTCTGAAATTTTAAATATACATAGTGTGTAGCCGCCGTCATTTAATCACCCTAGTGTTCTAGAAGAAGTTCTTCTGTTAATTTTATTATTTACCATGTTTCCAATCTTATCAGCAATTCGTCTCATTTCTGAATCAGAAGTGTCTCTAGCGTTGATTGTGATATTTATAGTATTCCCCATCATACCTTGAGTTCTTTGGCTATTTATTATTTGTCCTCCGCTATTAGGAACAAATAATTCTGAACCTCTTTCACCCACCAAATAAGGAGTATTTGCCATTACTGAACCACCTGTTGCTCTTGCATCAGGAGTAAAGCCCTTACCCATAGTAAAGTTACCAATAGATTTACCGAAGTCAAACAAACCCCCTGCTACATCTTTAATAATTTGCACTTTAAATAATGAGTCCTTTAAATCACTTATTTTTTCTGTAAGGAATGCGAACAGTTTTTCTATTGCATCTAAAGCAATTTGAGGTAATTTATCACCATATTTTTTAAATAGTGAAACAAAGAAAGCACTAATTAAAACAAACATAGCAATAGGTATTGCATAAAGCCCTATTAAGGATAATCCCCAAAGAATAATTGTTTTAGCAAGCCAAGCCGCTAATAATACCTTACCTACCTTTTTACCTATTTCAAATACGTTGCTTCTAAAATTATCATCTGTCCATAACAAGTGGAAGAATTCAATGATAAGTCCAAATCCAGCAAGCAGAGTATTCCAAGCAACATTTACTAATAAAGTTAATCCAGTTATGAGCATCTGATAAGTTCTATCTAAAAGAGGCTTTAATTCATCAAATGCCTTTTTATAATCTCCAGATATAAATGTGCCTATTACTGCGAAGAAATCCATTATTAAATTAAACGCATTAATAGCAAATTCCTTTATTTCAGCAATCAACCCCATCTCTTGTAAAATTTTAAATATTTCATATGCGCCTTTAACGAATGCCAAGAATACTATTATTCCCATAATAGCAAACACAAAGAATTTAAAAGCAATTTGAACAACGTGTTGAAGTGATGCCATGAACTTCATTAATCTTAATTGTCTTTTTTTTCTACCCTTAGCAAAACTAATTAATTTAGTAAACGGAAATAAAAGCCCTGCGAATTGTTTAGGATTAAAAAGAGATTTTGGCCCAAATGCTTTCTTTAAATCATTTTTAGCCATACCCATAATAGCATCCTGTTCGCCACCCATTTTTCTTTTTTCTGCTTTCTTTCCTCTTCGACCTGCTAGCATTTGTCTAAACTTTCCACGACCTGCGGCTTTTGCAGATTCCTTAGCAACTTTTTTGGCTAATGTTACTCTACTCTCATCAAAGGCATATTGTTCTTGTAGTAGTTTTCTTTGTTCTACTAAAGCAGTATTCATGTCTTTTTGCTTCTCTGTGATTGCATTTAACGCAGTTAATCTGGCTCTTTCAGCACTTCCCGTTGCTTCTAAAACGTATTGATAAATATTGAGTTGTTCAAGTTCCTCATCAAATGCCTTCTTTCTATCTTTTATGAGTTTAACATTTTCTTCTATGTTTTCCTGTACTCGTTTATGATAATCTTTTTCTTTTTCGTTATATTTCTTTTGAAGTTTAAAGGCTTTTTTCTTTAAACCTGCGTGTTTTACAGTTGCTTTCATTATTCTGTTTTGTCTTTTACTTAGAATAACTGCGGTAGTAACGCCATTTTTTCTGTCTTTTTCTTCAAGTTTTGCTATATCTGCTCTACCTTTTGACTGAATATCCATTGCCTTTTGTTGTTCTTGCAATACTGAGTTTAGTTTCTTAGTGGCTCCAAAGTTCTTCATAGCCTGTTTTGTGCTTTCCATTTGGGCTTTTGCATTATCTTTTG